CAGGTGCTGTTGCTAATGGAACTGCACAATTAACTTGGAGAAGAACTAGATATGCAAATCCAGTATTTAGAGCAAAAGATGTAGATTATCAAATAGAAACATTTAATATTAATACTGCAAACTTGAAATTTAGTAGTACTTCTACTAATGCTTATATCGGTAGTAATATAGATTCTATAGATTTTGGATTTGATAACACTGGAGATAAAGTATTATTTGGAGCAACTAAAACTGGTGGATTATTTGTTAACACTGGTTATGTTGCTGGTACAACTTCTAACACAGAAATTTTAAATTATGAATTAAATGAATTTACTTTAAAAGATACTAAAGTATTATCAGCAGATGCAACTCTTGATACATCAGTTGGTAATTCAGTATCATTAACATTTAAACCATATACTGAAGGTTTCTCTGGTAAGTTTATGGTTGAGATAAAAGATAACTCAGCAACACCTAAGAGACAATTCTCAGAAATTAGTTTCCTTTGTGTTTCTGATGGTTCAGCAATAATTTACACTGAGGTAAGTAAGATATATACTGATGTGGTCCTATGTGATGTTTCTGTGGATATTGTTGGTAATAATATCACATTAATTGTTCAAGATTCTCAAAACTCCTCAACGGTTGTCTATACCGTTAAGGCAATACACAATAGCATTCTAGCATAATGGCAACAAAAATAGTAAAATCGTTCCAATCTGAAGGTGGGTTCTCTGTTAAAGAGGCAACTATTATTGATGAAAATAGACACATCATTGATGCTGCTAGTGTAAAAGTTTTAGATGATGCCAATACTAGAACATTTAAAAAGGAGTATATTGTACATGCTTCTTTGAATGATGCTACTAATTCTGCTGAGATGACTCCAACTCATACAGTAGCAGCAGATAGAATTGTTTTTGTTACTGGTTTTATGTTAGGTACATGGAAAGGTTATCCAGTAGCTACATATAACGTGGGTGCTAATGATACAACTGTAACTTGCTCATTAGCTGAACATGGTTTAAGTCAAGGTGATTCGATTGATATTGAATTTCAATCTCCATACTTATCATCTAATGGAACATTCACAGTAGCAAGTGTAGTTGATATAAACACATTTACATTTACTACTACAAACCCTCTAAATGTCAACAATGCTGTTGTTGGTGCATTTTTAGAGATTACATCTATGTCTCTTAACTGGGAGCAAGCAATTAAAATTGAATCTGCAGTTCTTAGTGATACGTTGCAGCAACTAACCATTGCAGCACAACACAAAACTGTTGTTAAAGATAACACTCCCCCAGGTCAAACTTGGGATATCAACGCTATCATTAACAATACAACTAAGGTTCTTACCTTTACTCCATCCGTTTCAGCAGCAAAACTACAATATCGTGGTAATGGTGTTAGATGGAGTGGAAAAGTTGAAATAGTATATACCGAAAGGAATTACTAAACCAAGATAAATAAATCAATAGAGGAAACGTAGGATCAAATGGCTTTAGAATTAAATGCTGATAAGCAGATTATTCAGTCAGACAAACTCAAAATTAAAAACGACACGAGTGTCAGAATTGATTTAGGGGGAGGTGCTGATGAGAAAGCGGCTATTTTTGGAAATTTAACAGCGGATGCTGATAAACTTGTTCGTATAGGTATAAACACATTAAATCCTCAATATGAATTAGACGTTGAAGGACAGATAAGAACTACTACATCTATTATTTCAGATACTGCTCGTATCGCAAACTTGGATATTGATACGATTGTTAACCCAAGTTTAGCATTAAGAGCACCAGTTTTAAATACTTTTACTGATCCTAACACTAACGAGTTACTATTTCCTCGCTCTACAACTCCTGCATATAGTGACGACAGTAATAAGATTGCTACAACAAACTTCGTATATAATATTGCTACTAACGACGTTGGTGGTCGTATTTACGTTTCAGCACAGATAGGTTCTGATACATTTGATGGTCGTTCTGCTACTAAACCAGTTAGAACAATTAAGAGAGCAACACAACTCGCTGCTTCAACTCCTGATAAAGAAACAATTATTGTTGCAGGTGGTGATTATCTAGAAGATAACCCAATTTCTCTACCAGATTTATGTTCTGTTGTTGGTGATAATATTCGTTTGACAATTTGCCGACCAGCAAATCCTGGTAAACATATGTTCAAGGCATCTGATGAGAACTATGTTACTGGTATTACTTTCAGAGATCAGATTGATGGAAATAATGTACCAATTAAAACTTGGAGTTATGCATATGTATTTGATGATAAACAGAGATTCTATTATCCAAAATCTTTAGGTGGTCAATACGGTAGAACATTTAACTTAGGTCATAAAATATCTGCTGCCCAAGAATGGAAATTAACGTTCAACTCTAATGGTGGAGGAGTATTATTAGTTCCTGGTATCGTATTAACATCAGTTACTGGTGGTACTGGTACAATTACAGAGGTTGTATTTGATACTGGTACGGATCAATCTGGATATGTTGTTATACAAAATATTACTGGTTTGATTGAATCAACTGGTTCTGTATATACTTACGATGCAAATGATCCAGTAGTAAACTATAACTTATCAGTTTCTAGTGGTGAACAGTTAACTCCTGATGGACAGGTTGTTAAACATCAAACTACACATACCTCTTATAGTGTATCTAAAGTTAAATATGATCCATTATTATATCCAAATGGTTTAATAGTAACTGTAACTGGTACAGGTGTTTATCATGATTTTGAAGTTGGTCAATATGTTAGATTTACTAATTTCCCAGATGCTGGACTATATGCTGACCTTGATAGGTTTAATGGTCGTCAATATGTTTCACATAGAATTGAAACTACTGATGGATTCAGTACTCAATTTGTAGTATATAAAGATAATCCAACAGATCTTGGAGCAATAGGTGCTCCTGGTGGAGAATATGGTGTTACTAACTTCGCTGTTACTGTAACTTCTGATGATCACTATGTAACATTCTCTCTAGACAACTCTCCTCGTAAGTTTGTAACGTCTACAAAGAGTGCTAATAGATATCTTGATGCTACTGATTTAATTGATAGAAACAAAGCAGGTATTGCAGATCAAGCATTAAAGAGAGCAAAGAAAGAATATCCAGCATTAATGTGTGCTGATGAGGCAAAATGTATTAATGATATTGGTTATATTATAGATGCTGTTAACTATGACCTTACATGGGGTGGTAATGCAGCAACTAAAGAAGCAGCTGAATACTATTATACAGGTGGTGTATTAGATCATTTAGTTGGATCATTAAAAGAAAGTACATATACATTTGCACAAGCAAGAGACCTGTCTATACAGGCAATGAGAAACCAACTTGAGTATGTTAGTAGTAGCACTAAAACTTCTGTAACCAAGACAGTAGGATTTGGTGGAAATGCTATTTGGGATAATGAAAGATTTGTTTCAGTTAGTCAAAGTGGTATTGCTACTTCTGCTGATGGAGTAACTTGGACTTCTCAAACAGTTGCTGGTAGTCCCTATTTAAGAGATGTATTATTTAATAAATGGGCAGTTGGTGAAAGAGGAGTACCAGAATATATCGCTGTTGGTCATGGTGGTGTAATATTTACATCTAATAATACAGTAGATTGGTATAGTAAAACTACACCTAATACAAAAGATTTAAAAGCAGTAGCTTATGATGGAACAACTTATGTTGTTGTTGGTGAAGATGGTACAGTATTAACATCTCAAAATGGTAATACTTGGGTTGCACAAACTAGTGGAACAACTAATGATCTTGAAGATATCATATACAATGATGATTATGATGCATTCTATGCTGTTGGTAATAATGATACAATACTTAAATCTACAAATTCTGGTGTTACTTGGACTGCATTAGAAAGTGGTACAATTTCACAAAATATTCAAAGTATATCTTGGTTTGAAGGAACCATGGTTGCTGGTGTTGCACGAGCACATATTCTAATAAGTGATGATGGTGGAGATACTTGGGAAACTAATACTATAACAAGTACTGTTACGTCTGATCGTAACCAAGATGCTGCTGATTTATTATTAAAGAACAAGAAATTACTTGCTGCACAAGGTTTATTTAATTACTTGAATAATGGTGGTTCTGGTCATACAGTGCCTACAGGAAACATGGCATGTATTGATGATATTGTAGATGTAGTAGAAGCAATAGCTCATGACTTAAGACATGGTGGAAACTATAGAACATATAAGGCAGCAAGTTACTATGTTAGTACAAACGCAACTGCTGGAGAAGAAGCAGAAGCAGTAGGTGCATTAGACGCTGCTATTGTATTAGCAAAATCTATAATTCGTAACGTATCAATAACAGTTAACTATGTTAACGATGCAACTTATGTTGCTTCTCTTGAGACACCATATCAAGCACTTACACAATATACAAAACCAGATATTACTCTAGATTACTCAGAGGGTACTAGACATTCTGCTACTAATGCAACTTATGATCCAGACACTGGTGTAGTAGTATTAACTATTGCTAATCATGGATTTGCAGATGGAGAGTATATTAAAATTGATACTGATGCATTGAAATTTACTTGTTCAATGGATGGTAATTATTCTACTCATTCATATCCAAGAGCAGAAGATCCAGCAAATGATGCATGGTTACAAATATTTGGTAAAACAAATGATACTATAAGTGTATTTGTTGGTAGAGCATTTAATACATCATACTCACCTACTGGAGGTTCATACGATCCAGAAACTGGTATAATGACTCTTACTGTTGGTGAAAACAGATTTAAAGCACCTTCATCTCACACAGTAACTTTCGCTGATTATAATCCTAATACAGGTATTATGACAGTGACAATTCCACATCATGGATTCTATGAAAATGATCATGTTAAATTTAATAATGGTGCTGTAACCTTCACATGTACTCAGGGTGGTGGTACTCATTCATATCCACGCTCTACAGACCCTGCTAGTAATCGCTGGTTGAACATATGGAATGTAACCAGAGATACATTTGATGTACAAGTTTTAGATACTGTACCTTCTACAAACACAACTGTTCATACATTCTCTAGTGCACTATCAGGTGGTCTTAAGCATTCATCTGAAAATGTAAAACTTGCTACTGGGGGAATATCATTTAGTTGTAATCCTGGTGGTGGAGTTCAGACAGTTGCATATCCAAGAAACACTGTTGATTCTCTAAACACTCCAACAGGTGCAACATATGATCCTGCAACTGGTGTATTCCAAACAACAATCAATGGTCATGGTTTAAAGAATGGTGATTGGGTTAAATTTGGTACAGGAACATTTAGATTCCAATGTACAATGGATGGAGGAAGTTCTCCTAAAGATTATCCACGTGCTTCTGATCCAGTTAATGATCAGTGGTTAAAAGTAACTAACGTAACTACAAATACATTTGAAGTTAATGTTGGTAAATCACCTATAGTTGGACATGATGCATCTTCGGGTTCATATAATGCTTCCACTGGTGAATTAGAACTTAACATTGGTCCTCATACTTTAGCACAAGGTACTGCTATTAAGATTGCTAAGGAATCCTTGCAGTTCAAGTGTGGTATGGATAATAATACCTCTACTAAGGTATATCCTAGAACTACTGATCCAGCATATAACACAGCATTAGATATTACTGCAGCAACTGAAAATACAATTACAGTTAATGTTGGAACAACTCCTTTAGTTAATCATGATGTAACTAACGCTACTTATGATCCTGCAACTGGTCTTGTAGTAATGACTCTAGTTGGTACTCATGGTTTAGTACAAGGTGAAAGTATTAGAGTTGGTGATAATAAGTTAACCTTTACTTGTACAATGGATGGTAATGCTACCGACCATACTTATCCAAGAGAAGGTGATCCTGCATATCAAACTGCACTTCCAATTACTAATGTATCTGGACAAGATATTACAGTTAATGTTGGAACATCTCCAATAGTTAATAAGACAGTAACTGCTGCAATTTACAACCCTAACTCTGGTGATTTAGTATTAACAATTGGTAATCATAGTTTAAGACAGGGAACAAATATTAAATTAGCTACCGAGTCATTAGTGTTTACATGTACACTTGATGATAACGTAAGTCAGAAATCATATCCTCGTGCTTCAGGTGCTAACACATCTAGTGGTGCTGACTATGCATATGATACACCTCTACCTATTACAGCAATAACATCTGACACAATTACAATCAATGTTAATGGTGGTCAAGGTGCTATTTCTGATCTCTCTACACATACATTTGTATCTGGTACTAATGCTGTTGTATCAGGTGGTAACTACACTCACACATGGTCAGGTGGAACTTCTACTGCTGCTGTTATTTCTGGTGGTAACTATCCTCATACATTCCAAACTGTAGCAGGATTAACACCTAATGATGCATCATATAACTTTACTACTGGTAAATTATCTTTAACCTTTGCTAGTGCACATAATTTAACAACTGATGATTATGTTAAACTTGATGAGAATGCATTATCATTTACTTGTGCTATGGATGGAAATACTGCAATCAAGCAGTATCCACGTTCTAGTGATCCTACTTTTGGTAAGTTCATACAATTAGAAAATGTAACTACACTTGGATTTGATCTTGATGTAGGTACTTCTCCACTTGTAAGTCATGATGTAACTGATGCTGAATATACTCCAACAACTGGTATATTAAAATTAGTTATTGGTAAGCATGATCTTAAAGTTGGTACTAATATTAAATTAGATACTGATTCAATTTCATTCAAGTGTGGTTTAGATAACTTTACTGCTACTAAGACATATCCTCGTGCAAATGGTACAGGTGGTGCTACTGCAGATGATCCAGCATATGATTCTCCAGTAACAATTATTGATACTGATGCTACTTCTATTACTATTAATGTTGGTACATCATCTGATACTTCGGAACATCAATTCGTTACTGCATCTGCTGGTGCTGTTAAGAGTGGTGGTGGATATGCTCATACATTTACAGGTGCAGCAAATAATTCAGTTAAGAGAGCACAGGTATTATCAGGTGGTGGATATGCTCATACATTTGTATCTTCTCCTGGTGGTGGGGTAAGTAAGAAGAGAGATAGAGCATTCGATACAAATATTCCTGTAGTTGGTACAACTAGTACAAATGTCCAACTATTTGTTGGTATAAGCACAAGTGTTTATGCACATACTTTTGTCAGTGCAGTTGATGATGCATTGATAGCAGGTGGTAATTATGTTCATACATTCTTATCAAGTGATGTAAACGGTATTATTAAAAATGGTGCTGAAAGTCCAACTACAGCATGTACTGATGTTATTAACTCAATAGTTACTTTAAACAGTATTGTTACTACAGCAATAACGAATGATAATATGAATCACGCTGCTTTAACAGCGTCTGTTGGACATGAAAGATGGGAATATGGTACTAATAGCATTAGGACACCTGAGATAATAGTTCATGATGGAAATAGATTCTGGATGTACTTACAATTTACTCAAGGATCAGGTAATAATGAGTGTGCAGTATTAACATCTGAAGATAGAGGAAGAACATGGAATGTTGAAGTTTCAACTGCTTTTAATGATCAATGTGATTCTATAGCATTTAGTGATACAACTGGTATATTTTTAGGTTTTCAGAATAGTTTTATACTTACAGGAGTAGGTAGTGAATTTACAGATCCAAATGGTCTAACACAATTTAATACATCAACATCAGTATTCTCAGATAATACAATATCAAATACATATGATGCTAATAGAAGTAGAGCATGTGATAATGTAAGTAACTCAATATTTACTTTATGGAATATTGTTCTTGATAGAATTAATGGAAGAACTCCTCCTACAACATCTTATGCAACATCATATTTCCTTGATAGTAATAACAAATTCTTTACTGTAGGTCATGCATATGACGATCTACCTGTTATTGAAGTATCACCTTATATCTTTAACTCATCTGTAATTTCATTCCTTGGTGGTAATGGTTGTGAAATTGATGGTGCTAAGTGTGCTACTCCTAACGTAAAACGTCCTGGATTACCTCCTCAGGGTAAGTCGATGGTTGCTGCTGCATTCACGATTATCTCATTTGGTGGTACTGGATATAATGTAACCAATGATGGTTATACTCAGTTGGTGTCTGTGTTCTGTATCTTTACACAAGACGGTGCTATTGTAGAAACTGGTGGTTATGCATCACTAACTAACTCAGCATCTAACTTTGGTACTTTCTCATTAAGAGCAAATGGTGTAAGAGAAGAAGCATATAGTTTTGATAAGGGTGTTATTAGTAACGTAACATTTACTGATATTGGTGTGCCTAAGTTTACTGTTACAGGTCTTGGAGCACCACCACTTGAGCATTATATTTTAAGTCCTGGTGGATATGAAGTTGCTGTACAATCTGGTCAAAACCCATTGTATTTCATAGAGAATACAATTTCTGCAACTCCAACTAAACCAATTACTGCTGAAGTACAAGCAAACCTTGCAATGTCTGTTAGAGGTAACTTTAACCGCTATACAGATTCCTATGATTTAATTTACAATAATGCTAGGTATATTGCAGAAGAAGCATACTTTAAAACACTTCAAACTACATCTAATCCTTTAGACCAAGATAGAGTTAAGTGTATTCGTGACACAGAAGAAATAGTTAAAGCATGGGCAACAGACCTTAAGTTTGATGCTAACGATGCTACATGGGATGCTGCTAAGTTATATGTAAATGCAAACTCTATTCAGCATATTTCTGGATACGTTGCAGCAACCAAAGAAGTTCTAGATGAAGCAAGAGATCTATGTAAGAAAGCAGTAAATAACCAACTTAAATTAAAAGGAACTACATTAACTACTGCTGAATCAAATGCTAATTACTACGTTGCTACTTGGAGTGATGAAATTCCATATGTAGATACTACTATTACACATGATGTAAGTACTGGTACTGAGTATACCAATAGTGATTGTTCTAATGTTCAAACTGCTTTGAACACATTAAATACTCTATTTGATGAGATAATTGACAATCCATCTGTTACAACTCCTATGCCTTCAACAGCAGTTAGGGATGATGGATTCTTTACAATTAATCCAACAAATAAAAACAAACTACAGGATCATAGAATTGATATAAGAAGACCATCCATATGTAACTCCTCATCTCATACATGGGAATTCTCTGGATCTGGTAATGATTACAATGCACTACCTCAAAATGGTGGTACTAGAGGTTCAGATAACACTGGAGATTTTGAACAGGTATCTCAGAATAATGGACGTGTTTACGCTTCAGGTACTGACGAACTTGGTGACTTTAAGATTGGATACTTTGCTAAGGTAGAAAACAGAACTGGTAACATCACATTCGGTGGTACTGTTACAATTTCTGAAGTTGAATTCTTGAAGATTAAGGGTAACAACGTTGTTATCACAGGATTTGATCCAAGTAATACTTTAAATGCTCTAGAACTAGGTGGTGCTGGTGCTAGTGATTCTCTACTACCAACTCAGAAGGCAGTTAAGGATTATATTTCTAACCAGTTAGGTCAATACTTAGGACGTACATATTCTACTGTTCCAACACCTAATGCTCTTGTTCAGTTAGATTCATCTGGTCGTATTAATATTGACCAACTACCTGCACTAAGACCATTCAACATTTATACGGTTGCAGATCAGGCAGCAAGATTGGCACAAGAAGGACCACTTGCTGGTGATATTACAATTCAACAGGATAATACTATATCCTACATTATGAACAATGACTTAGAAAGTCAAATTCTTGAATTTGATCCTGATTCACTTCATACCTTTGCAAACACTAATATTGTTCTTTGTAGTCCATCTGGATCACAGGGTCAGGTAACTTCATGGCTACCTGGTACTGTTAAACAAATTATTATTAATAATGGTGGTACTGGATATCAATCTGGTGATACAATCACAATCTCAGCACCTGGCGGTGGTGGTACACAAGCGACTGCTACTCTTACTGTTAATGGTGGACAGATTACTGGTGTAGCACTCGTTAATAAGGGACAAGGATATTACACAGCACCATCAACTGCTGGTAGCACAATTACAATTACCACTTCAACAGGATCTAATGCTGTTCTTACTTCAGTTATTAGATCTAGATTAGAAGTTGATATTCTTAACTCAATTAAAGCAGTTGCTACTGATAGTGTTGATGATAAAACAACTCCAACTGCAATTACTATTAGTTTAACTGATGTTATTAACACATCAGCAGGTAACAATGCTAACTGGGTTCAGTTAACATCATCTACCATTGATGCATCATTTATTACAACTGGTGTTCTTAACGTTGCACGTCTTGGTAATATATCTTCTAACTATCCAGCAAACTCACTAACTTACTTAAGAGGTGATTCATTATTTGCTCCTGCAGTTGCATCACAAAGAATTTCAGATGATTCACCTATTGTATTAGGTTCAAATAATACTGCTAGTGATTATATCAAGCAGATTCAGATTGTTAACGGTGGTGAAGGATATACTACAGGAACATATACTGACGTTCTTATGTTAGGTGGTGGTGGAACCTCTGCTGGACTTAAGGGTACATTTAACGTTGCTAATGGTGTAGTAAGTAGTGTAACTATAACTGCTGGTGGTACTGGATATACAACACCTCCTACAGTTGTATTCAAAGATAACTGGACTGATCCACAAAACCCAGCTGTTTTAAACAACATTAAAGCAGTAGCAGTTGTAAGTGGTGGAGCAATTACTGCTGTTCATATGACTGATGGTGGTACAGGATTAGGATCAAACACTCCTTTAGTTGAGTTCACAGGTGGTGGAGGTGTTGATGCTACAGCAACCTCAGTTACTAAAGATGGTGCTGTTAGATTTATTACTATTACTGATGGTGGTCAGAACTATACTGCTGACTTTACGGTAACTCCAATACCAACTATAATTGGTACTTCACCTACTATTGCTGCAAGTTTAAAAGGTATTATTGCATCTGTACCTAAGATCTATGGTGACTCTGTAATTGATATTAATAGAGTTGATGGTCTTACAGTTTCTGCAGAACCATATGGTAACTTAGGTGTTGTTAGATTACTGAAGAGTCAGTTCGAGTTTGCTGCTAATGGTGGTGCTACATTGAAGACAGGTCAAGGTTCTGGTCTTGATGCTGATACTCTTGATACTAATGATTCAAGTTACTTCACTAATGCATCTAATTTACAATCTGGTCTTGTAAATCCTCTTAGATTATCTGGAGATTATACCATTAATGTTACAGGTAACGCTGCTACATCAACTCTACTTAATATTGGTGATACAAGAACTTCTATCTTTAATCCAGAAAACTTTGCTGCAGGTTTGCTTCTATCATGGAAGAGTAATACTCAGGGATATAATACAGGTGAATTCCTTGCTGATGGTGGTAACTATCATAGTGTAATCACAACACGTCGCTCAGGGTCTTCTACGGACTTCTCAGGAGGTGCTTTAGGGCAGATAGCACAGACAGATAATAATAACATTTACATTAGAAATAGTGGTCCTAACCATGTTGGATCATTAACTGTATCTAACGCAGGTGCTGGTTATAAGAATGGAACATATAATAACGTATTACTAACTGGTGGTGAAGGTTATGGTCTAAAAGCAAATATAATTGTCTCTGGTGGGTCTATATCTTCTATCACTCTCGTAGATGGTGGTTGGGGATATAACGAAGATGGTACTGCTTCTGGCACATTTATTGCAGATCTACCTTATCAGTGGTTTGGTACACAAAATACAAGACAGATAACAACTCCTGCAGTTATTACAGCAACTCTTGCATTCCTTGGAAGTGGTTCTTCTACTGGTAATAGTTGGTCATCTTGGCGTAAGGTGTGGCATGATGGAAACCATGGAAAAGATTCTGGCTTAGATTCTGATCTATTACAAGGCAAAAATGCACGTTGGCATAAAAGTGCTCTTAACACTAATGAAGAGAAATTCGGTAATAATAGATTACCTTATCAACAAGCATCTCATGCATTTAATGAGCATGTTAAAGTAACTGTTCCTGATCCAAATTATCAAGATAATAATGGTGGTCATTATGATCTTTATATTGAAGGTAAGAACTTAACTCAGCAAGTTGTAGATAATATTGATACTCAATCTGGAGTAACTGGTAAGCAGTGGAATCTATATACCGCTAACAATGTTAACGAAGGTACAATAAGAATTATTAGCAGAAAGATCAATCTTGATCCTGCTAATTATCTAACTGGTGTTCAGTACGTTGAGTACAACACAGAATGGGTAGCAAACGCATCAGCAAATAAGAATGATAGAATCGTATATGGTCATAACATATACAACGTAACAAACTCTATAACTGGTTCTTATAGTTTAGGAACAACTCCTCCTACACATATCTCTGGTACTGTAACAGCACCTGGAGGTAATGCTGATCTAACATTTGAAAGAAAGATTGAGAATCCTTGGACAATTCTTACTGTTGAATTAATATCTGGTAACTTATCAGAATCAATTAAGAAAATTGGTACTGCTACTGCACCTGCAGAATACTATGAGTTAACTGATTGGGGTATTTCTGATAATACAACTTATTCTAGAACTAAGGCAATTCTTGGATCTGATTCTAGTGGTAATCCTTACTTAAACTTAGGATATACTGATGTTTCTACTACTGCATATATTGATGCTAATACATCAGGTAACAATGTAGATTATGATTCTAGAATTCAGTTTACTGGTGGATCTAGTAGCATAGGTACAGGTACTATTAACTTTAGATCAAATAGTGCTCAGGTCAATGGTAACAATATATGGCATGAAGGTTCAATAACATTTGATAGTGCAAACACAGCAAATGCTGGTGTTAAACGTGATGCATCTGGTAACTTCTCTGCTGGTACTATTACAGCAGCATTGAATGGTACTGCTAACGGAAACTTACCGATTACTGGTGGAACTCTAACAGGTGCTTTGACTATCAGTACTACTGCAACTGATCAAATTAACTTCACACAAGGTAATAAGTACATAACTTGGAATGCAGGTATGTACTTTAGAGGTAGTGGTAGTTCTTGGAACGCAAGATTCTCTACTACAACTTCTACTACAACTTCAGAAATTATTAGTGCTTGGACAACTAACTTTGGTAATAGAGTATTTACCGTATACAATAATAGAAGATCTAGATTTGATTTACCAGGAAATGATACAGATGGTATCCAAATATTTGGTAATTCTGGTGGATACTCTAGTATTAGACATTACTATGGATCAACTACAGTTGGTTATAGATTAGCAATAGCTCATCTGGCAAACCATTATGGTACTGGAACTACTACAGGTGATATTATTGATAGAGTTGAAAGTGGACGTAAGTGGCACTTCAAGATGGGTGGACAAGTTAGTTCCATCGTTCTAGATGATTCCAGACGTGTTGCTATTAACCAAAGTAGTACAAACACTAGTTACCAGTTCTATGTAAATGGATCATTAGGTGCTACAAGTAAATCATTTGTTATTGATCACCCAACAAAAGAGAATCATGAACTACGTCATGGTTCACTTGAAGGTCCTGAACATGCAGTATATGTAAGAGGACGTGTAAGAAATAATGTTATTACCCTTCCAGAATACTGGACTGGACTAGTTGACATGAATACAATTACAGTTCAATTAACTGCAGTTGGTGGAATGTCAAGAACTGTTTGGGTTAAGGATCTAAAAGATAATAAAATTATTACAGGTGGTGGTGACGCTTTCTACTTTGTACAGGCAGAAAGAAAAGATATAGATAAACTAGAGGTGGAGTACGACAAAGGAAACTAATGGCATTACACACAGGGCAAAATTGTATATCTGATGGTCTTTGTTTTTACATAGATGCAGGTAACCCAAAATCTTATCCAGGTAGTGGATCTATATGGTATGATCTTGCTAATAAGATTATAATGAATTCATCTGGAACTCAAACACCTTTTACTACAAAGGATAATGTTCCATGTTTTCAATTTAATAACAGTGGATACTGGTCATCATCTGATGATGACGGTAAGAAATTCTGGACAGGTAATGGAGCAACTCTTGAGTTGATAATTTGGAGATCTGGTGATTCAATGACTGAAAGAGACACTATTTTTGAAAAGAATCCATACCAAGGTGGGCAAAGTTACACTAATGAGTTTGCTTGTACTTACGAAACAAGTGAAACCTTAAGTCACTACAGAGGTGGTGCTACAGGTGGGTCATATGATTATTCAAATACACAAACAGCTTGGCAGGATAATGCATGGACTCAATGGACATCAACATTACCTGGTCCTAGTCCAAGTAATGGACAAAATAGATTTAATGGTAAGAATGTAGGATCTTATGTAACAAGAGCCAGTGGTGGAACTAATAGTTACAGGCAAGCAGGTGCAGTACGAGTAGGTACTGGATATGCTGGTACTGTGGAAGGTACTTCTGCTAAAGGTCCTTATATTACTATTGCTAGAATTTATGAAAGAGTTCTATCTGTAGATGAAATTAAACACAATTGGGAAGTGTTTAAGAGACGTTACGGTCTTGCGGAAGGTGAAGGTAATTATGGTTATTAATTATAAATATAAGAAAAGCTAAAAATGGCAAACTCTGATAAGGACATTTTAATAACTCCCCAGAAAGGTGCTGGTACAGGTACGTATCCAGAAATTAGCTTTGTAGGTTCTGGTAATAATCCTATAAGATTAAGGGTATTAGATAATAATGCTGTAGAATTTAAAGGTTCATCTGGTCAGTTATTTAGTGTAAATAATACAACAACAGGAACTATATTTTCAGTTAACGATGTTTCTGGTGTTCCGAGTATTAATGTTGATGCAGGTGGACGAGTAGATTTAGCAAGATATAACGGTCAAGTTCAAATTGGTCAAAACGCAAATACAACTGATAAAGATTTGTGTGTGACAGGGGCGATAGCAGTAACAAATAAGAAACTTCAAACAACACCAGCTGCTATACATTTTTATGAAGATGCATCTAACACAGGTACAGGTAGTATGTATTTGGGTTATGATGGTCCTAATAAAGGAGATAATGAAAATTATTGGTTTGTTAGGAATAGTAGTAATACAGATATTTTAACATCAACTTATGGTGGTGCAGTTGGTATTCGTACTACTAACCCAAGAACTGTTCTTCATCTTAGTGGTGGACACACTACTACACAGTTTAGGATGACGTTGCCATCTGGTAGTAATGGTGGTGGAACTGGTGAAATTAACTTTCAGGCATGGGTTTCTGAAGGTGGTGTTACATGGGATGGTTGTGGTATTGGTGCTAACGTTAGTAACTATAATACCTATTCATATCCAACTTCAGCAAACTCTTCCGATAATAATTATTTCCCAAGATTAAATACATCTGTTGGTTCGTCATATATTAGATTCTTAACTAATCCTGGTTACTTATCTTTCTCTACAAGAGAAAATGATGGTACTAGTTATAGGGATCAAATCCAAATGAGATATGGTATGTTAGCTATTAATGCTGGCACTACTACTTCATATAAGATCAACGTTGGTGGTGATGTAAACATCACAGGAAAATATAGGATTAATGGTAATGAGTTTACCATGTTACCATCACAGACAGATTCTACTAGAGGTGCATATCTAGTATCTGATGGTTCTAATGGTGCTTTCTGGGCATATCCAGGTGCTTCTAATAATACCTCTTCACCATTAACTGGATATAGATATAGAAGTTTAATTACTCATGGATATATTGCAGGTGGATATAAAGGATCTCAGCCATGGAGATCAGTAAATAAAACGTGGCATCATACTGACACTACTGTGTATTGTGGTGAACAGTTAGATAGAGCAGGTGCTTATTGTGATGGTACATGGGGTGACTATCAGGCATATGTTCATGGTACTGTGAACTCATTCCAAGGTAACTCCAGTCATACCTCAAGTTATAACGGTCATACTGGTATTGTTAGAAACCAAGGTGATGGTAGATTCTCTCAGCACAACTATGGTTGGGATGATAATGAACCCAAAGATACTATGGGATATGGTACTACTGGTGGTTGGTCAATGAACGTAGGTAGAAACGACGCTGGATGTGCTAGTAACCAAATAGGACAGGCAGGATATATAACAGGAGGTGGTAGTTCTGATACTAACAAACTACATTTCCCAACTGAGATCATGTACACAACTAGTGGATCTGGTTATTCAAATGACTGGGTTGCTGGTGTTGGTGGTGAAACAAGAGGATATTTCTCTTGGAGTAATGGTGGTCAACAATACATAACTTATAGTAATGATAGTTGGTCTAATACCAATGCTATGGGTGGTAATAGGGGATGGTGTAAAGCACTTCCTACTAAGCATGGTTTCTTCTACATATGCACAAGTAATAACGTGACTACTCCTATCCGTAAGGTAAGAGATAGTGATGGTGCAGATCTTGGAAACTTCAATAGATCTAGATCAGCTGGTGAAGAGAATATGGAAATGGGTCAAGATTGGGGTTATAAACTAGGTGACTATAATGGTCAGCAGAATAACCAAACTGAGAAATGGAATTATTCAAATGATTCTATTACTGCTATGGGTGCAGCAACTAGACCTAAAGGACATTATGGACAATCATCTGCAGCATGTTCATCATTTGCAGCAGCAGTAACAGTAAATCAGCCAGCATAAAATGAAGTATTTAATTATTAAACAATCAGCTTTAGATACCACACAATTTGATAGCGGTTTGTGGGATAGTAGATTTACATTTAATGAAATGTATGATCTACAGAATCTTTCTTGTGTAGAAATATCTGATGAATTGTATGGTATACATCATAAAGCTTGGGAAGGTAAGTATAAAGAAATTACAAAGGATGTAGCAACAAATGGATCAACTTTCTTCTCAGAAGTAAGAGATGTATCTAAGGTTTGGGAAGTAGGTGAAGGTGCTCCTGAGGGTCTGACTGAAGAGCAGATGAGGAATATGGACTATCCAGATGGTGTGAAATATGGTAAAGTCCCAGTCACAATGACTGATGAAATTAAAGCAGATACTTTAAACTTCATGAAAATCTTTGCTAAAGAATTGATTGAAGATGAATTTGAAAAGAGATACTTAGCAATTAGAGATACTGGTTTATTAGAATCTGCAACATGGGAAATACAAAAGCATGAAGCAAGAGAACATTTGGCAGGTGCAGGTGGTAAGACAGCATTTCTAGATTATCTTTCAACACAACATAGTACAGATAAAACAGTATTAGCAAATAAGATCTTATCTAAGGCAGAATCATATGAAGATAAGGTATCTACATTATTAGTTGCTATGCAAAAACTACTGAAACAGTTTGAAAATACTACTTCTATAAAGGATATAAATACGTTATATGAGGACTATCTTGGTGTCTTGATGCCTACAATACAGGCGATAGAGATGGGTAGGACTGTATCCAACACAGATTGGGCACGTAAACCTGAGTATGAGGTAAAAGCGAATGAGTACAACTTCTGAATTTTTAAATAGTAATGATGATATTGACATCGTTAATGCAGAAGTAAAAGACATTAAACTTAGTAAAGAATATATTGATGAGTTTGGTGTATCGGAATTAGATTGGAAAGTGCTTGAAGGAGCACTCCATATGAATTCGACTATGACTCCATATCAGTGTCAACATTTTGTTGCTGATAGTCAACTGACACCATGGAGAAAAACAAGACAAGCAATGTTAGAATTAGAGACAAGGTATCATGCCTATGTCGAAATTAAGCATAGCTTGAAGAAATCTATTGTTCAACGTAAGTTGATGCAGAGAGATTTTGAAGAGACAGAAGATGAAATTAAAAAAGAATTAATTGAAATTGATCTAAGTAAACTTGATTATGATATTACTATTTGGAAAAGAAAATATCAACAGGCACAATCAGAAATTGATACCTTCTTAAAAATTGCTAAGAAAGTAATTAAGACAGAAGATGATATTAAAAATATTACTGAATATAATGAGGATGAAGAAAGAAATTACTGGATTGCTCGTATGGGTAAGCAAGCTGCCATGGATATTGTTTCTTTTGGTAGAATAACCTCAGGTAATATGGATTCATTAACTTTAATGCCAGAACAAGATCAGGTTGAGGCATTACAGATTGCCACTAGATACTCATCCATGGTTATGGGTGGTGTTGATAAGATAAATAAACAGTTACAACCTGAACTACAAAAGTTTATGGTTGGTGATAAACTAACTACTAAACTAATAGAAGACGGAGGAAAATCATGACTGATTGGGCAGCTATAAAGGATGTTAGATGTAAAGCAATGCTTCCTATCATTCAATATCAGTTGGATGCTGAGAATCCAACAGCAGTAAACGAATCTAAGTTATTAGAATTTGCAGAAGCAAATAAAGATATCATAGAAGGTGGTAACGAACAACTTTTTATTAATGCAGTAGTGAAAGATTATGAAGATTTTCTCGCTTCCAATTAACCCTAAACTTGAAGAGGAATATGTTTATTCTGACTTCATACCTTTTTTAAAAGAACATAAACATTTAATATCTGATCTATATTTTACCTGTCGTATGCCTCCTTTTCTACAGGATGCTATGGGTGATGTATTTGAGTCGGATATTAGAATGACTACTATGAATGCTTTGCATATTAGTAGGGAAGTAGATATACCATTGTCTGCTACATTTAATAATATTTACGTAGTACCAAATCAAAGAAATTTAGATACTTGGATAGAACATTTTAGACCTTTATATAATGAAGGTTGTAGAATAGTAACTTTACCTCATACATCTTGGGTATTAACTGGACAGATACAAAGAGAGTTTCCAGATCTTTACATTAAGAATACTATTCTAAGAGAAGTAACAAAAGCAAACGATATAGTCCAATTATCTCAAGCAGGATTTAACTATGTTAATCTTGATAGAGATCTTATGCGAGATAGAGATCAACTATTAAGAATTAAACAAGCAAAAGAATATTGTGATAATGATCTTAAGATTTCATTATTAGTTAATGAGGGATGTTGGGGTGGATGCCCCATAATGCCAGAGCATTATCATTATAATAATTCTAGGATGCCTAATGATCCACAATATTTTGATGACCCTATAAGTAGAGTTTCATGTTCCCTTTGGGATGTAAAGGATCCAGCAGCATCATTAAAGGCAGCTAATTTACCACCATGGAAAAAAGATTGGGAAGAGATTCTTGATCTAGGTGTTGATGTCTTTAAATTACATGGCAGAGAAAATGCTATGAGATTAAAAGAATCCATGGATATAATTAAACGATGGAATAATGATGAAGAACTTTTATTTCCAGAGTTTGAAGAGTATATGGAAGATACATCAATGGCAGAGAGACCTATTGATGTTTGGAGAGAGAAAATAAAAACATGTAAGTTTGATTGTTGGGATTGTCATTACTGTGATACTATAGCTAAGAATTACGTAGATAAGAAAGGATTATCTTTACATCCTTATGTTGAACGTGTACTAAGATCTATAGATGATGCTGCAATGTTTAAAAGTGGTTTTGAACATCGTTATACTATACCAGGATTTACATCTAATAGGGTTCGTCATTTTTTAAATAACTTATGTTCTCAATCTCCAACAGTATATCTAGAATTGGGTTGTTATACTGGTAGTACCTTCTATGCAGCTACACATAAAAATGGTATAATAGCAGCATATGCTGTTGATAATTTTGAATCAACAGAAATAGAACCTTTCCGAGAGGAAGTTCTATTACCAAAATCAAAAGATCCTAAAAAGGAGTTCTTATCTAATTTCTATCATCCTAATTGGTCGTTAATACATAAGAACATACCAGATTTAATTGGTTCCGATATTCCACTTAAACCTAATGTTATTTTCTATGATGCAGATCATGATCATGTTAATCAATTAGCAAATTTAAATTCAATTCTTGGTTTTCTTCCAGATGAATTTATACTTGTTTTAGATGATGCTAATTTCCAAGGAGTAGTATCTTCTGCTGATGAATTTGTAGAAACAAATAATTTGAAACCAATGTTTCGTAGGAAAATATTAACATCTGTGGTAGAAGATGATAAGGATTGGTGGAACGGTCTCTATATACTTGTACTTTCTAAATCATGACACCATCATTTATTGAAGAATATCAATTAGAAGATACCACTATATGTGATTCCTTAATAAAGATGTATAAAGATGCATCTGCTAAAGGTCTTGCTTATAGAGGTAAATCTGGTATTGGTAGAGTTCAAGAAGAAGTTAAAAAAAGCATGGATTTCTGGCTACAGGATGCAGATAAACTTGCATCACCAGCACAGATGAATGAGTTGTATAGATGGTTTGACTATAGAGAACAACTAAATGATTTCATTGATGTATACCTAGATAAGTTTAAATTCAATGAATTTGGTGGAACTTTTACGTCAAGACAGTTCCCACAGATACAACATTATCAACCAGGAGAGGGTTATTATGAATGGCATATAGATGGAGCACAATTAACTGGATGTGAACGTGCTATGGTTTATATGACATATCTAAATGATGTCACAGATGGTGGTGGAACTATGTTCTATCATCAGGACTATACAGTTAAACCCATTAAGGGTAAGACAGTTATCTTCCCTGCAGCATATACTCACGTACATAAAGGTGAGATATCTGAAACTCAACACAAATACATTATCACAGGATGGTTATGGTGGACTTGATAAACCCCAATGATTTTAGAATAAGAACTGGTATTTACCCTAAAGTAATTAATATAGGCAATACTAATAGTAGAATTGTTGTTATTAATGATTTCTTTTTATACCCAGATAAGGTTAGAGAGTATGCTCTCAACTGTAAGTATTTTAAAGATCCTGAGATACCAATGAATCCAGGATATATTAACTACTTTGGGTTCAATGAAATACAGGTTCTGAAGTTAACAGGAATGTTAAAGGAATCCTTTATGGGAGATTTTAGAACTTCTCATACTTCTTTTGCTCCAGTAGTATCATTACAAATGTATAAAGAAATAGGAACTCTAATGCCTCATGTTGATTATTTTCATTATGCTGGTATATGTCCACTTAATATTGATTATAGTCATGGTGAGAAAAGTTCTGGTACTCACTTCTACAGGTATAAGAAAACTGGAGAAGAGTATACAGCATTAGCAAACTATAGACACAAAGAGATTCTTGATTCAGAACTAGATGATTGGGAGGTATACCACACCCAGTATCATAAGTATAATCAATATATATTTTATGAATCAGCATTATTCCATTCAGCACATTGGGATAAAAGCACTTGGAACTCAGATGAAGCAAGATTGACATTCAATACCTTCACCTGGTAACCCTTATAAATAATAACGTTAATTATTCAAAACCATGGCTTGTAACACCGAAATGATAGACCAGTTCAAAACACAACTTGAAGGAGTTGTAGCAAAGATTCGTGAACTAGATACAGAAATAAACGCTAAGAAGGAAGAATACTTCCGTCTCCAAGGTGCAATAGAAGCACTATCTATGGCAGATAAAGAGGGACATAAAGAAGTAGGAG